TGGAGCCTCTGCCCAAATGTATGAAATGCCCTGGAAACGAACAGCCGCATAGTAGTCATGGCTTGAATCATATTGTGTATCAATACCTGTAAGTTGTAGAGCAGTTGTATTATCAACTCGAAGTTCTACTGTACCATTTGTGTTGTCACAGTAAACTTTGAGCTGAATGAATTTCCACTCATCAAGTGGGAGTGTTCCTGCTGCCGTTGTCCCTAGAACATCCCAACCACGTAGGAGACTGAAAGAGCCATCACTATTGAGTTGTAGTTGCAATCCAACGTAGTTACCAATTGTTCTGAGTGACATGACAACTCCATTTTTCGCTGTATCTTGATACATTGAGAATCCAACAATCAACGTTTTGTTAGTTGTCAAGTATGGAGTCTGAAACCAATGCGATGAATCCCAGAGTATTGATATTGAGTATCCTTCAAATCTGCCAGGTCTTGCGGCAATGTTAAGATTACCATTCCCAGCTAATTGGTAACGACAAAGCATGATTTGTCGTGGATCAACATAGCCGGAGTCATCCCCATATCGGTCAAACCCATCAAACCAGAGCAAAGCCATTAGCCCACCTTTACACCCATTTCAAGACCATTGATGCCACTGACAGTCCAATCGGTCCCTGTGTCTGGATCGTCAGCCATTAAACGTAAGTTAGTCAAGTATTCTGTGCTACCAATTGTATCGTCAGCACTATCATATTTTGTCCCACCTGATTTTACAACTGTCTTCAAATTGTAGGATGTAACATCGGTAACTCGAACATCTGTACAAAGACAGACGGCCTCAACTGTATCAAATCCTGAAATGTCACTATATTCATAGATGTCTTCATTGTCTGTCACAGTATCTTCAATATATTCGCTGTCATCATCAGGATCAACTTCATCAACCAAACTGTAGTGATCTACAGCAGCACTGGGGGTCCAGTCAATGTCTATTGTATCAGCATTAGGCCAGATGGGGCTGATCCTTTGCTGACCAAGGAAGTCATTATGCTTTGAACCTGTGCTATCACAGATATAGTAGTCATCAATGTGTGGCGTATAGCTTGCACTAACTCCAAAGCCACGAATGAAAACTTGATCGTGATATGGTTGATTTTGTTGCGTATCAATCCCTGAATCTGAGAGGATGGTTTCTCCATTGATGCGTAGTTCATAGGAACCATTTGTGTTGTCACAGACAACCTTAAACTCAACATACACCCATTTATTTGAGCGTATCAGAATCTTGGTTGATTCTGCAATGATAGAAGCACCCCGATAGACACGAACTACTCCTGAATCATCTACTCCAATACCCATTCCTTGCGTACCTTCACTCAACATCCAGAAAAAGTAACAATTGTCAGGAACGCCCCAAAATCTTAAAGCAAACCCAACAATTAGTGTGTCATCTGTTGTCAAAACAGGGGTTCTGATACTAGAATCTTTGTAGTGTGGTACAAGGCAATAGCCACCAAAGCGACCAGCTTCCAATCGAATACGACTGGGGCCAATAGCATAGCGGCGTGCTACAACACTTTGACAATCAACATTGACCGCATCATCATAGCCTTCAAAACCATCAATCCATAACAACGCCATTGTCGCCACCTTTTGAAGAAAGCCTCGGTGTGGGAATCCTCCCACGCCGAGGCCCGCCGAGGGAGAGACTTAGCCACTGACCGTGTAAGTGATCTTCAGCGTGTCACCATTTTGAACCGAGACAGGCGAACTGAACAGGGCCGTAGACCATAAGATACCAGATGTACCAGTCTCCTGATCCGTGATAAAGATACCCCGTAGAGTTGCTGAAGCAGTGATATTGAAATCAGCCGTGGTTCCATTCGAGATCGAACGACCAGCAGCCGAGGCAACAACCCATTGTTTTCGGTTCCCACTATAATCATTGTTTTCTGACCAACCCGCATGAGATGAAAGTGTATCACTTGAGTCCACGCCAGAATAACCAGAACTGTCAATGAGGCCAATGTACCAAAGAGCGTGCTGCGTGTCATTTCCGAAATGCACGTCAAGTAGGTCATTCATGCCTGCATCAGTAATGCCATTAGGTACGCGGTAGATGCCAATGAGCTTTCCAGCTTTGTTCCGGTGCTCAATGAAATAGTAACCGCGCAGAGGAAGTTGAGTTCTCATGTCTCTTTCTCCATTTGCTTCGCGAGCTTTACCTTGCAAACACCAGTGTTGGGTATCGTAACGGAAAGCCCGCTAGGTTCCGTGCAGCCCTTATTACACTGGCACTTCTCACTTAGAAAATTCTCGTCGTTTTCCTTTTGAGTTCACGTCGTAGACCAGTAGCAATCTCACGGATTGTCTGGCTTGAATTTTCGCCTCCCTGCACTGTTACATTGATGTCACCGATATTTGTTACCATGCCACCTTGGTCACGGTAGATCGGCTGTTGTCCAGCATTGATTGCTTGCAACTGTGGGAAAAAGTTACGTGCAGCACGGGCATTCACTACAAACTCACCAGGTGTCAACCAAGCGGGAATTCTATCTGTCCCACGTCCACCATCTTGGAAATAACGCCCCCCATGAGCCGCTCCCACGCCTCCTCCTGAACACGCTGCCGCAGCCTGGGCACAAGCCTTCGCAGCCTGGATAGCCGCTGCGGCGGCTGCCCGCATCGCTGAGGCGGCTGCATAGCCAGATTGAACACAATTCTGTAATTGTATATTCCAGTTGGCTGCGGCCCGAGCCGATATATTAGTGGCTGTCGTCGCATTGTTTAGTGATGTAATAAGGTTCCCAACCGCTGCATTGGTAATGTTTACTTGTTCAGTAGCAGGCACAAAGGCATTACCAATGCCGATAGCAGCCTGTTCTGCTGTAACGAGTGTGTCACGCAATTGTACTGCTGCTTGTGAAGGTACACCCATCGCTTCAGCCAAGGCCGTTGTTGAGGTCACAATGGCATTATACTTCTCATTGACTGTACCAAGCTCAGATGAAAGCTGGCGCGCAGCTTCAAGCTGTTGTTGCAATTCTTCTAACGAAATTTCTCGTGGAGCAGTTGGTTCAGCAGGCGCTCCCAACTCTCCTGGTGCAGTAGCACCTTCCCTAGCAGCCGCAATCAAATCTTTCTGTGCCTGAGTTGCACTTTGAAGCTCACTTTTGAGTTGACGTGCTTGATCTGTTTCAGTAGCAAGTGTTTGTGTCGCTGTTGTTGCAACACCAGGAAAGGCTACCTGAGCACCTTTTGCATCTTCCAATGCTTGCTTTGTTTTACCAGCTTCAGTTGTCATCCCCTCCTGAGCAGCTTTAGCTTGTTCGGCACCTTTCTTAGCACCATTCAATGCTTCAATTGCTTCCTTGTAGGGTTCTTCCAATTTTATCTTTTCTTGAAGAGCATCAGAAGCTCTAATGGCAGCATTACCAGCTTTCAGGATTCTTTCATAGGCTGCGACACCTTGATTACCCATGTTTCTGGATAGTTCGCCATTTTCTTGAAGCTCAGCACCATATTCCTTGATAGCATTGATGGCATTACGCTGGGTTTCTGTCAATGGTTTCTGTTGAACCACCGCCTCTTGAATAGCATTAGCAGCATCAAACAGTTTCTTCCGCAAAATATCAGCTTTAGAAGCATTAACTTCCATGATGCTTCCAGCCTTTGAAGTATTTCCAGTCGCTCTTTCATAGGCATTAGAAATAACTTGACCACCCTTCACCAGATCATCTTGGAACTTATCCCACCAATTGAACCATTCATCATCTTGCAATTTCTTTGTGGCAGCAATTACTTGTTCAAGAGCTTGAGCATTATCTTGCTGAATAGATTCGGTAAGGTCTTCATACTTAGTTTTGATACCTTCAAGAACTTCCTCCATCTGAGCACCCATTTTACCGGGGTCTCTAAGAGGATCAATCTCACCAAATTTCTTGACGAACTCTTCAATGATGTACTCATTAGTAATTTCAAGCTTAACAGGAGCCGTGAATGTTCGAGCTTGAAGCTTTCCTGCAAACTCATTGATGACTTGATCCCAATTGATCTTAGCATCTTTCAAAGCATCAAGAACACCTTGCTTCAATTGGCCCATTGCATCCCCGATACCAAGCTTCTCATACATGCTGAAGTCAAAGGCAGCATCAAGTTTCTGCTCGATTTCGGGCATCATTTCGACTACCCGCTCGAAATCTTCACGCATTTGCTTTGGACCCTTCAACTCACCCTTCTCGAATGGGTCCAGCAATTCTTTTGCCTTCTTTAGAAGCTGTTCTAAGGCTTCACCCTCAGCCTCAAGCTGTTGAAGATGTTCTTTGTGCGCTTTAGATTGATGCTTTTTGCGTTCAATCTGGAATGAGATTTCTCCTTTGATTCGATCACTACGAATCTTATCAAGCTCATTCTCAGCACGCCTCAAGTCACCATAATTTCCAAGTTCTTCAGCATGGGATATAGCATCTTGTGCTCGTTTCTCTGCCAAATGTGACAATTCACGAGCCGCCCGTGCCGCTTCTTCATTAGCACCAGCACCAGCGTAAGCTTTTCGAGCTTCAGCAGCCGTTCGTTGAGCCCGTTCAATCTCAGCCCATAATTGCTGCCGTGCGCTCATGTGTCGCTTTTCACGCTTGAATGCAGTATCAGCAATTGCTTGTTGAGTTGAAGTTACTTCCTCCATCGACTCTTTAATGGCACTATCAGCTTCAAGAATTGTATCCTTGAGTGCTTTGATTGCATCTTGGCGTCTTTGTAGCAAGTTTTCAAGGGTAGACTCAAAAGTCTTGCCTACAGCTTTACTTGAAGCTTCCAAAATATCAAAATCTCTTCGATATTGTTTTGAAGCTTCTGAAAAGAATTCACCAGTAAGTTTGCGACGTTCTTCAAATTCCTTACGAGTAGCAGCGATACGCTTTTGGGTTTGAAGTTCGTGCATCCTTGTTAATTGTTTTTCATTTCGACTCGCCACTTGTTCCAATTCAGAAACAGTATCAAGAGAAGCACTAATCCATTCACCAATCTTGATTGCTGCCATTGCTGCCCCAATGGCAAGAATGATTGGAGCGATGGTAAGTAAAGCAGTACCCAAAGCCGCAGCAGCACCGGCAGCACTTGACAAAGCCCCTGTCAAGCCGATAGCAGCAAGCTTCATACCAGCAAGACCTGCGATTGTTCCTATTGCAATCGCTTTGAGAAGGTCCATGTCACGTAAAACAGCATCCAATGCCTTAACCATTGGCGTTGTAATTTCGAGCAACTTCTGCCCGACTTCAATCATGGTATCACCAAGGTTATTCCATGCTTCCACTGCTTGCCGACCTGCTGAACTCCGCATCTCTTCGAGAGCTTTTCCAGTGGCACCAGCGCTATTTTCCATAGCCTCCAAAGCTTCAGTTAGCGCATTGGCTTCATTAGAAGTCAGGTTCAAGGCACCAACCATAGCTCGAACACGACCAAGCAAGTCAGCAAATTCCTTATCACTCCCAGCAGTGGCATCCTTCATCTTCAATAAGACACCTTGCAAACCACCGAAACGTCGAATGGCTTCTGGACCTGTTTCTACACCCCATTCTTCATAGAGTTCTTGCAGCTTTTGAGTAGGTCGCAAAAGCTTCTGAGAAACCTGGGTCAATTGAGTGATGGCGGTATGGGCTGGGACACCTTTCTGAGTCATAGCAGCTAGTGCAGCCGCCATTTCCTCATAACGGATTCCAAGAGCCGCTGTTAACGGTGATACACGACCAAGAACATCACCAAACTCACTTAGACGCAAACGACCAAGCTCAATCGTCTTGAACAATACGTCAGATACATGTTCTGCCTCAGCTACGTTGAGATTGTAGCTGTTCATCACAGATGATATAGCGTTGACTGATTCTCGTAGTTCAGAATTGGTCGCAATAGATAATCGAGCCGCTTCATTTGTAAACCTTAATGCGTCACCAGCTTCAACAACCTGGTTCGACAAAGTTTGATAGACACCTTCAGCAACTTCCTGCCCTGTTAGCCCAAGACTTCGAGCCAGTTCCAAAATGGAAGCATTCATCTGATCCATTGAGCCAAGCTGCCCACCAGAAATTGTGAATGCTTCAGCAACAGCTACAGAGAACTCCGCTGCTGCTGTTTGAGCATCTTTGAAAGCACTAACAATAGTACTAATAGCGCGCACAATTAATTGTGCCTGGATGACTCGAAGAACAGTCTTCCAGGAGAGTGTAATTGTTTTGGCAGCATTTCGACCTGCCTCACCAGCATTATCCAGCGCCCTCGCCGCCTGTCCGGCTGCCGCAGTAGTCTGTGCCGAACCTTGCTGCACGGCTCTCGCTGCTTGACCAGCAGCTTGTCCTGCCCCTTGTATTGATTGAGCAGCCTGGTTAAAAGAACCAGCGACCGCTGTTCCAACCTGTTGAGCAGCAGCTTGTGACTGTGTAGCAAGACCACCCATTGAAGCGGCGGCCGTCTGCGCTGAAGTTTGTAGCTGCTGTGTCGGTACTCCAGCCGTCGCTAGACCTTGAACAGCCATTCTTGCATTGTTAGCTTCCAATGCAAGCTGTCTCAATGCTTTGATTGCTGGTGTAGCATTACCGGGGAACTTGCGCAGAGCGCCAGATACGCTCTGTAAGGATTGCTTAAAGTTGTTAAGCTCTCCTCGCAAGCGACCCAATTCCTGGATAGCCTTTGACGCATCAAAGCCTAGTCGCTGTGTAATTTCTTCCGGCATTAGGTCACCTTAACCCTTTTGAAATACTGGTAGGGGTCAGGGAGTACCGTAAAGCGTGTGAAATCCTCAAACGCTTTCTGGCCTTTCTCTTGGAAGTGATAGGGCGTTGGATTGCGCAATCCTTTGCGCGAAAATACATTTGGGGCTTGTCCATACACGACACGATTGTATTCGTTGTAGGCAAGATACCGAAGGGTACTGTTATACACGAAATGCCATCGTGAAGCTCCAGGGTCAAGTTCCAAACCACTACCACTACCTGTAGAGAGACCCAGTGCAGTACGATCCTTACGACTCAATTGAGGGCCATAAGGAATAACCATCCCGAGTTCATTGGCAAGTTTTTGGAACGTGGCCCTGGACGCCTTGGACCACGTAGGTATGACTGCAAGAACAGTTGCTTGAAGCCATTCACGCCCTGCTTGTTTCAACCAATCCTCCATGTAGTCACTCAGATGCCGTTTATAACCGGCTATATCTAAGTCGAAGGCTGTAAAATTGGGAGTGAATCTCATCGTCGTCCCCTACCTCTCTTCCGTGATGGAATTTGAGGAGCTTTCTTTCCAGCACCCATGAGAGCTTTCTTCTCTTCAAGCTCCTCATGTTGCCGTGTTTGGTCATAAGCAAGCATCAACGCCTGTGTCCATGTATCACAGTCATCCCAAGATTCCTTTACTCTTGGGGGTCGGACTCCAACTCGTTCACAGGCTCGCCAGATTGCGTATTCTCCGGTTCTGTTGGGAGGCCAGAGGATTCGTTTGATTCCTCCGCCTTCCCAAGTAGAAAAAGCTCACGAGCTTCCTTCAACTTACGTTCATCCAGTGCATTTGCCTGCATTACGCAGACGACAATACGGTTGACTTCTACATCAGAGAAACCAGCCTCACGCAACTCTTGATCCCAGTTCTTCCAAGTCTTTGGATTGTCAAGTACGACGGTTTCCCATTCGATCTCACTTGGCTCCAATGATCGGAGAACCATGTAGGCAAATCGTTGCTCATTGTAGTTAGCAAGTTTTTGCCGATATGTCTCGTCTTTTAGCTGGGGAACCCAACCATCTTTCGTGAGCTTCCCAGGCGGTTTTGGTTCAGGAACAAGCTTTTCAAATTCGCTCATGTCTGTAACAGCTTGAGCCTTAATCACAATGTCGCCAGCCAATCGAGGAAGGACAAGAACTTCTTCATTCGGACCTTTGACTTCTACACCACCAATTCTCATCTTTTCATTCTCCCTCTTACAAGGTGGAAGAAAGTGGGGTGGGTTAGCCCACCCCACTATACAGGTTCAACTTTGATTATGACGGGCAATCATCCGCATAATCACCACGTGTCACTATCGCATCGCTCGCATTGCATCGACCGCCGACAGAAATCGTGGCTTCACCAAGATCGTACTCCAGGCTTTCGTAACGGAAGTCAGGGAAGACGATTCGCTCATCTTCATCACTACCACATGGCACACAGTGAAGAACCTCAAGGTCCACTGCATACGGTTCACACAGGTCATCCGAACTGGAAACCCATTCATCCGCCCCACCGATACCTTTTACAGCATCGACAGGGGTGATGGATTCACTCGTTCCGGTAGTAACGTGCTCGTACACAAATTCAAGCGAAACCTCAAGAGGTTGCTCATCACCTTCCTTCACAGTGTCAAGATTACCACGATCAAGCAGGTATTCATATTCCTTGGCTTCTGTCCAAGTCAGATTACCTTCACCAATGGTAACATCAATCTGTTGAGGTAGGAAAGTAATTACATCGTTCTGCGCCGGAGTTTCAGTACCCCAGGCTGGCGAGAACTCAATGTTTGTTGTCGGACTTGTGTCCGTCGGTGTACGTGCAGTGACCGTGTAGGTTGTGGTGTTGTTTACGGTGTTGACAGTAAACCGAGCCCCAACTGGCACCAATTCAGTATCAGTTGTATTCAGGTTTGGTGACAAAATATCAACATCCGTATCGCTTGCATTGGGAGTACTCTCAGAGATGGTTGCACTGCCGCTAAGACCATCCTTAATGCGAATGGTCGCATCGCGGAGTTCAATTCGTGCCATTGTTCAACTCCTACATCGAAAGGTACATTTCAAATCGACCATCCACAACGGCCTGCCGGATTCGGTCTTCACGGCTTACTTGACCAAAGTGGATCAGACGCGCTGGTTCACTAAAACCCTTCCGCTGGGTTAAACAACCAACTAGGGAACCATCATCGTCAGGTCCAGTCCCAAATCGAAAGATTGGGATTGGGTCCATCATAGCAGTGAGGAACGCACCGCCCCAACGATTGATGTCGTAAGCATCTTCTGTGGACATTTTCATGTAGTCCGTCAGTATGATGTTTATGTCAATGTGAACACGCCAGTAGTCGTGACTCAATTCACGAATATATGGACCACTAACCCTCAATTCTGCGTGTTCCTGACGCATTGTATCAGGCTCTCGTTCATCTACACCTTCTACGAAGAACGTAAGGTTGATTGTATCAGCCACGTTCTTAAAATAAACGGCAATAGATGCCATCGTCCAGCGGGCCAAATTTGTATCCAACATTATGTTTGTCCTACTTCATGTTCTACATTAAGCCAGTTCTCAACCTTCACATGGAAGATTTGTTCTGGCTTTACACCTTTGACTTCTTTACCAATGATTACCCAAGCAGTGTGTTGTTCAAACTCACTAATACTCTTAATGTCATAGCGACGACTATCATAAATCAGCCAGTCATCGTTTGTGACTTCATAATCATTAGGTAAATCTCGGGCGTCGATGATAAACGTCCGTGTTCCAGCATCATACGACCCGCCATAGACAAACATTTTATTTGCCGAAATGTGCGAGATTGTTTGCACAGCTTCTCGCTTGATTTGAACTGGTAAAACGATGCAATTCTGCACAGTAATCATTGTGCGATCATATGTCTTTTCACCAGTTTCATAGTCGGTATCTGTCGAATTAAGCTTGTATACGTCCACACGACCACCGTATTGCCTCTTCAGGCTATACAATGTACGCCGGATAAAACGATTCATGCTTCGATTAACGCCGCTCGACATCTTTGACCTCTTGCGGCACTTCGTTTGTTTCGACAAATGGACAACGACTACAAAGTCGTTCCGTCACCCGTGCAACCCAGCTTAAACACTCTGCATTTTGTGTTAAAGCTGTAGTTGAACGTTCAACGAGATTTACCAATGTATCTCGTTGGTAATCCTCCAGTTTTTCAACCCTCATAGTAAGCGCGTCTTCACGTTTCCAATCGCGCCAGATGAAAAACAGCACGATACCAACGAGAGGGCCGAAGTTGGCAATCAACTCCGTCCACATGTCGGCTCCAAATGCTGCAAAAATCAGTTCCACGATGCGCTCCAAAGGTAAGAAAAAACCGGGCGAGCGGTTGCCCGCCCGGTGTTACGAACAGGAGGTTTAGCCAAGTAACACACAACCCAGGTTTTCGTCAAGCAGCGCGACACCGCAAAGTAGGTCGAGCGTTACGATTGTACCTTGAGCCGTGATGTTGTACTGCATCGACACACGCATGGTCACGTCATTATAGGCACCAATGCTTGACCGTACACCGAGAGCAGTGTTCGGCAGAGCCAGCGGCCGAGTAACGAGTGCCAGCGCATTCCGATGAAACGCGAAGTTCAGCGAACCAGACGGACCTGGGAATGCGTCCTGGCCTGAAGTAAGGCTCGCTTCTAGCGGGCGGTCAAGCAAGACATCGACATCATTTCCATCAGCCTCAGCGGCGATGATAGTGTAGGTGTGACGACTTGCGCCAAGACCAAACGATATGATTTGACCAACTTGCGGAACCGCAAAAGCACCACCACCACCACCTTGCTCAGTCAAGGTGATAAACTTTGAGTACCCTGCAGAGTAAGCCGCGCCCGTCTCACAAGCCTTGTAGACTGTAACCGTAGCATTGGCCGCAACGTCCTCTTCCAGGCCCTCGACCAGAACGATCTCGTTCGTGTTCGTGCCGTCATCCGTTGCAGCCGAAATCACGTGAGGCTTGCCTTCACCTTCGATGACCACGTACTCACCGTCGATTGCTGCATAGTTCAGTACGAGGCAGTTAATGGTCGTTTCATTGACGGGTTCCGATTCCTGTGTCTCACCGTCAACATAGTCCGTGCTGGCCTTCAGAACGTAAGGTACGTTCTGGTCCATGTAGGTATCGAAGCCCAACACCTTCCCAAGGCTGGCATCCCGAAGAGCCGTTCCGTCATCACCACGCTTCTCAGCACTGATGAAGAGTTCCGTCTTCAAAAGCTCAGTCTCGGATTGAGGCGACAGAACAAGGTTACGCCCAGCTTGGTAAGCCTTGTTCACGTTCATCTTCTCCCGCGTTTCCAGCAGGTAGTTCTTCGCATTGTCTGCGTCCATCTCCATCAGACGACCAACACGATTGGCGAGATACTGATGAACCTGACCACACAGAATGCGGTCAACCGAGCTTGCCATTTCCTGGGCGGCCGGTTGCAGGTACAGTTCTACCAAGTCTTGGAAAGACTTACTGGCTTCACCGTCCTTAATGGTGAAGGTTACGTAGATGTGCTGGTTCAGGGGTACCTGCACGTTTGTCGTAACTGCGTCTTGGGCCACAACGTCATCCGCGTCTGTCTTTCGAGCAGCCGTGAACTGGCTTGGCCGACGAGTGTTTACCACGTCGCCGAAGTTGGCGACTTCATCACTGAAATCCCGGTGGACCAAGCGGGCCATGACCATACTCTCTTCGAGAATCGCAAGACCCTCTTGTGCCCAAAGCTCAGGAATCAGCGCATCATTGTCATTGACGTAGCAAGCCAATGACGGATTACTGTAGAGCAGATTCATTACGCTACTCCTATCATTTAGGTTCACTTAGCCCTTTTCGTTAGGGCGAGGAAAAAACTGTTTTCGTCGCCCTACATCGGGCAACATTAGTCGGGCCCCTTTCTTTAATTGGGCCGTCGCTTTAGTCCCAAGGCTTCAGGGTTTTCCCTGCGGAGCTTCCGATACTGCTCAGGAGAGAGCTTTGTCGGATCAATGCGACCACCATCACCCGACTGTACGCCGCCGGTTGCGGAACCCGAGCCAACACCGCTGACGACATTTGCCTTGAAGAGATTACCAAACATCTCAGGCAATTCTTTCATGCGTTGTACAGCTTCTTCTGGGGTTCTCAACGTGATGACTTGCTCCCCGGTTTTTTCATCAATGTCGGGGAAATCAATCAAAGGTGTAAAATCGCCCAGTGGCTTACCAGCTTCATCTGTTTTTTCCTGCATCTTTGTCATTGGACGAAGTAACCCGACAATTTGTGCAGGATTAAACGCTTCAGCAGCCACCGCAGCATCTTGGAGAGATCGGTCAATGACCGAGTTCTTGTACAAATTCTCCCATTTTGTTGCTGCTGTTTTGTACGTCTCAAGTTCAGTCTCGAAACGTTCACGCTCTTGCTTCCGTTCATATTCTGCTTGCTGTTCCTTTGTTCGGAACGATTTCTGCAAATCAGCAAGCTCAGCCTCTAGCTTTGCCCGCTGTTCCTTTTGCAGATTTTTGTCAGCTAGAATTTCCTTGTAACTAGCTTCAAGCTTTGTATACTTTTCTTGATGTTTTCGACGATCCTCAGCCAGGAAGCGATTCAAATCGTCTTGCGAAAATTTCTTTGCTCGGTTACGTTCAGCTTCTTCAGCAGCTTCACGAGCAGCGGCAGCTTTTCGCTCCGCTTCTTCTTGAGCCCGTTGGGCTTCTTCCTGAGCCATCTTTAGACGAGCGTCATGGTCATCACCATCACCACTGCCACCACCGTCATCGCCATCACCGTCACCACCTTCACCTTCGTAGCAGGCAAACATTGGCATGGACCAGTAAAGTTTGTACAAGTTATCTTTCATTGCAACTCTCCTAACAAATGTTAGTCTACCCTACTGAGTTTAATTGCCTTAGTATCCCGCAAGAATGGTCGTAGGTATCTCCATGCTGCGGCACTTGGAATCCCATTCATCAAGTGTTCAATTTGTGTGTGATTCCGATTGTAAGTTGTTCGTACTGAGGCAACCCCCTGGCTGACCACACCCAGGTTTTCCAATTCAAGGTCAGGATCAACTCCATCCAAAAGAGCGTGTGAAATTTCCCAGCATGCAATCTTGATTTGATCGGGAATTTCAGTGTCCGTGCCTCGCGGGAACTCCAATTCCTGCGACAATTCGGCCTCGATTATATCATCTTCAGACCAATCCAACTCTTCTCCATCTTCGTCGTACATTACGTCGTAGACTGCCGCCTTCTCACCCTTAAAGTTGAGAGCATCAATGATAGCAGTGGCCTTGATAAGAGCCTTACGTCGATCATCCGAGGGAGCATTACTCCAAGCCCATTCATGGAGCCGGTTTTCAAAGTATTCATTCGCTTCTTGGATTGTGCCGTAATATTTGTACATGATGACATCTTATACCACAAGAAAACTGTAAGCCACATCCGCAATAGCTCGGATGACGTAAATCTCTCTCGGATCGGCTACTGGAACCCAAATATCGTCTCCAGCATCAAGCCGAAAACCATTACTTGCCGACACACCACTGTTCCCAACGTACATGGCATTTGCTCCATCATGGTTCCGAATGAAGACACCATAATTAGCAGGCCAGGGATTATCAGTGAGTGCAGCAGCAGTTGCGCCAGCAGTCCCACTCCCCGTTTGAAGTTTCTCTTGGGTCTGCTTTGCTACACGTACTGGAAGCATTGTTATTCCTCCTCTTGCTTTTTACGACCTTCGCCGCGAACTGGTTTCTTAGTTGTTTCTTTAAGCGTTGTGTCTGTGGCTTCTCTGCGTTCAGTTTTACCTTCTTCTTCAGGGGAAATAGAAATATCTTCTACACCGCGAGCGGCTGGTCTTTTACCTTCTTGTTTACTTGATGTTTGAGCTTCCAAAATACGTTTAGCTCGCGCTGCGTGATCCTCACGAGCTTGAAGGTATTCGTCTTCGGGGAATCCCAATGCCATTGATGCAACCTGCTCACCAACAAGACCTGCTTCTTTTGCTTGAATAATGATTTCAGGATTACTAGTTGTATACTGGGCTGCATCAATCTCAGCGAAGATTTTGTCGAGTGTATCAACATTGACCTTACCAGCCAGTAGGGTTGTTACGATATTCTTCGACAATTCTTTCTTCACTACGTTGCCTGGGACCGTGTACATCAATTCTGCAAGTTTGTCCGCCTCTTCAATACGATCCTTGTCTGTCTTGAGACTGTAGCGATCAGGATACTTAATTGTGGCAACTTTACGCTGCTTTGGTCGCTTCTCTTCATAAGCAGCCCAATGTTCTGCAATCTTTCGCTCACCACTTTCCAATACCAATCCAATGAAGGACAATCCAGCTTCCAAACCTTGGTCACTCATCTTGAGTGCTTCGGCCGAAGTAGCTCGTTTTCCAATCTTGTTGACTACGGCAAGATTTACCAACTTCCGAATATCGTCCTCAAGCTTCTCTTGAAGCTTCAAAGAAGCTTCCAAAGGTTCTGGTGAGGGATGAATGAAGCCAGGACGTTCTGCTCGTAGATCATAGGCTCGACCGTGTGTGGGACCAACTTGCACTTCTCGTCCAAATGCTCGTTGTCCACCCGCTGAAGCTGAGCCATCTGGATTGACAGGGTGCTTCAAGTGATCGCCAACTGCCCGCATATCTTGCTGTTCGGTATAGAACGGGAAATTTGCTTTCAAAGCGTAGGCTACATCACTTGATGTTAAATTGAGTAAGGCTGCCTGATGATTGGCTACATCCTTCAAGAGACTATCACCAATGTCGAAAAGGACAAATGGAATCCGTCGTAATTCAAGAGTGATTGGAGTTCCATCAGACGGGTAGCCATCGGGTGTAATTGTGTTTGATTCGGAATCATAGAATTGAATGTTGACAAAGCCTGTCTCTTCATCAATCCAAATCAAACGATACCGTTCATATTCCTTGTCAGGAAGTTTGAGATTGTACATCTCGTGTTGAGCAAAGTCGATACCTGTATCACGCAAAAGTAGAGCTTGAAACTCGCTTGGCTCTTCTGGTTTGGAAATAGCCCAAGCCAAAATATCTTCAACTTGATACAAATACAAGTAAGGACGAGCACCACCCACATCAGCAAGAGTTGGGCCCGTAAGTTGTGGCATGTCAACATAGACACCCACTTTACCCATGACAAGCATTTCTTTCAAAACATCAATGCCAAGGAAGCCATTCATGGTACTTCCTTTGAGATCAACACCGCCACCTTCACCTGCCACAGCTTTCATGTAAGCGTTAGAACCGCCACGTCGAATGATATCGCGCATACGCTGAAAAATGGCATTACGTATATCATTGATGGCAGCCTTTGCATACGTCGGTGTTGGAGTAATCGACATACGTGAATAGAAATCTTCATCAGTTTCACGTTCGGTGAACTTCTTTAGGTAAAGCTTTGTATAGTCTTCACCGCCATCATACACTTCCCGCCACGTCGTCCAATACGCCATATCGTGAAAGTATTGAGGGTGTCGAGTTTCCAGTACGGAAAAGGCTTTGAAGGCCATCGTCTTCCTCCGTTACAGAAATGTTCCAAGGTCTTGCCCTGTCACAATACCAGCCGCCAGTGGTAAAGCGATCTCTGCGTAAGTCAACGCATGGACAAAGTGATCTGCCCCAGTGTTAATATAGACGGCTCTTGGATTGTTTAAGTCATCTCTTTCATAGGTTCGCACAACATTTTTCATGTGATCTCGAAATTCCATGCTTACGTCCGCAGGAAGTTGAATACGTCCACTATGAAAACGTCCTAGTGCAGCGTCCAACCAGTTTGTTCGGTCCACGGTGGCAATTGGTGCGCCGCCCTCTTCTTCTGCCAATTGAATTTCCTTACCGGTGACGCCTCGACGATAGCGACACAGAAAGACATAACCGGGAAAACGTCTAGCAAATCGACGTGCATCATTGATCTGCGGATCAGCGTCGATAACACACCCCAAAACTTGCCATTCACGCATAAGTCGATCAAGTTCTTCAAAATTGTTTCCCGGAAGCTTACCTTCCCAAAGTAGCCGACCGTAAGCTGCAACATTCAAATCACGGCTGTACTGGTCGAACAGATACTCCATTATGACGACATTGTTTAATTTACCTTGGTCAACTCCCATACAGATGCAACGTTCACCACCAATATCAGGCCGAGAATCATTCTTTGAATACCCACCAACTGAGTTTTCGATTTCGGTATCTGTTACCAAGCCGCCTGCTGGTATATACGGTATACCTAATTTGGAGTTATGAAACTCGACCATTGCGGCTTCATCACCCAGACCCCGAAAATGTGCAACAACGATTTCCCCGGGCGAGACAGTAAAACTGTACAATTGATTGATCTGAAAGCTTCGATGGTCTTCATCACAATTTGCAGTTGATTCCCACTTACAATTATCAATGTTCAACCATTCTGCTTTGCTCGCATGGTCAAGTTTGTGTCCGCATTCCTTACATTTTAGGAAGGATTCTCTGCAACGGGGGTCGGACACAGTTTCCCCAATAATCTCCATGCAATCGGGCCAAATCAATTCTGTCCAACGTCCGCAATGCGGACATTTGAACATGAAGTGCTCTTGTGTACCTTGCTGGAACAGTTTGTGGATACCATACTTTGGAACAGTCGGGGTTGAAATTGCCCAAACCGATTTCTCGGTGTGACCTGACAAACGTTCCAAAGCCAACCAGATTTGCTTCTGATCCATTTCATTTACTTCGTCAAGGATCAATGTTGAAACTGGAATTGACTTTAGGTTGGCATCTCCACGCGAACCTCGGATATAGAGATTCGTTCCGCTGGCTTGTTTTAACCCGATTGTGTTTGTGTCGGTAAAAAGTCTCTTGAGATAGGGACTGTAGAGTAATGCCGTATTGAAACGAGCTTTCGCAAAATCGCTTGCATTATTCAATGTTGGCAGAACATATAGAACATCTTTTCTGAGAACATCGACAGTGTAAAATGCTCGATTGATAGCGACTTCCGTGACTCCCATTTGGGCGGCCTTCATCGCAGAATTGTACGATGCTTCCGAGTCGTGTATTTCCTTGCACCACGGATGATGGTCAAAACCGTATACGCCTGGGAATGGCTCGCCCATTACACGGCGATGCGTAGCCCACCGAGAACAAGTAGTCATCGTTCGACTTTTCATGCCATCCGCAATTGCCTCGCGGAAAGTGTCTATCAGACCGCTCATTCATTTACTCGTCTTCATCCTCTTCATCGACTTCACAGTCAACTTCACTACTGAAGTCTGCTGCTTCCTCAGCCTCAACTTCAACCTCAACCTCAGCCTCAACTTCACCCCACGGTCCTGGTTCTGGTTCAGAAACAGGAGGATTGAGCACTTCATCCAGCGCTGCCTCACTATATGGTGCCCATACTCCATCAACAAGTATCTTAGTACCAGTAACTTGGCCGCATTCTGCCCGACACTCAACAACAACTGTTACCACGTCTTCTTCATCAACATTGACGTTGAGTTCAGGTTGTGACATACCTCGCTGGTTAATCACACGACCATCCTTCATGTAGACCTTCATCGCGTAGCGAGGGTAGTGCAAAAATGGACATTTGACTTTCATGATATCTCTCCAAAAGGTTGTATTCGACTGGGGTGATACGATGCCACCCCAGTCCCTCTGAGGCGGCCTGATGGGCCTTACGAATCAGACTCGTCCTCTTTTTCTGGGTTCGGTTCCAAAATTAGCAAAGGGAGAATTGTCAACAGGATTTTTAGGATAGTGGGCCAATTTTCCTTGAACCACTCCCAAATTGCAGAGAAGTCGAAGCCGTTAAGAAAGCTACCTTCGACTTTCCAAGGTGCTCCAAGTTGCTTCTCTACTTCAGCCTCCCACTTTGCTACCACTTCTGGATCGCGGGAAGCCTCGCATACGTGATCGTACTCTTGACGGGTAATCTTTCCACGGCGGTATTGACGCCGTGCCATCCGTCGTGCTTTGCGTGCAAAATTAAATCTCATTCTTCGCTCCCTTCTTCAAGAGCATTAAGTGCAATGAAGAAATGTATAATGCCCAAAGAAGCTAAGCTTGAAAGTGTTACAACAACCATAGTGTAAATCATCAATTCGATGATAGAGCCTTCAAGCCATGCAAAAACTCCACTAGTTGCAAGCCAATGACTCAAACAATATGGACAGTGAAACAGTTCCTCTACCCAACTCCCGAGCTTTGACACTAACCGTCGAAACCACTCCATTGCATTCGATTTCGTGATGGTCATCGAAATCGACGCTATTGCCAGTGAAAGAAGTAGAAGCTTAGAAAATATCATAGTCAGGGCCTTCATTCTTCTTCAAGGTCTTCTTGATCTTGTCTACCTTGACTATTCCAACGTGTCGCTTGACTTCTTTCTTGTCTTCCCAGATTACCGATGTAGGTAAGGATTTGATACCCATTTTCTTAGCAAGCTCTTTGTTTTCATCATAGTCCAAAACATAGACCGTATAGCCTTCTTCTCGAAGCTCCTCTACAACGGACTTCATCTTTTTGCATGATCCACACCATTCTACTGTCCAAAGAATCATGCAATTAGGAAGAAAGTTCTTAGTACGGTCTTCCTGAACTATCGTCGCCGTCATTTCTCCCGAGATTGTTTGAGCAGCCTTCGCTTGCAACGGCAACCATCCATGCCGCATTCGGTCTGCTGGGTTTTCGGTACCCTCTGTAAGTCCAGGTAATCGTTCACAATGTACATCGTTTCCTCGATTTTCTCGGGCTCCACAATCTTTTGGCCCTTCGACAATGCTAGCCCGATTGATCGTATCAATCGAACCACCTGTCGCCATGACGAGAGCAAACGTGACATAGCTGACTCCTAACAGGAAAAGGATTTTCCTTTTCATTTGTCTCACCATAAAATATAATTAGGGATGTCAACTCTTGGGTAACCAACATAACCACTCAACGCAAAGCTATCCCCTTGTCGCATAGCGGCGTCGATTGTGCTGGCATCACACCAGAAGCTTCCGGCTGGCTGGTCATGTCTTGTTGGACCGCTAACCCAATGCTCACCCCATGAATTTTGAATCAGAGCACCGGGACGCCGATACTCGTCATCAATTCCAATAATAAGCATTGCATGATACCACGGTCGCCGTGATCGCCGTAAGAAGCCTTCTTTGTCTCGTTTTGTATTGAAGCCAATGTTACTGCACATGGCTACTGGATAACCATTGGCTACAGCATCACGACACTCCTCCCAAGAACCTACAATCGAACAGGTTTTGACAGGGTGTAGTTTAGCCAAAGGTTCCAATTCATCAGGTACACCTTGCCCACGACGACCCATTTCTCTGGCTTTTAAGCCACTATACGTGGTGAAGTCGTAGAGACCATTCAAGTACCTTTGCCGTAGCAGAATTCCCCATGCGCGGCAAAATTCAGCCGCCCAGGCCCCAGTTGAACCATCGCCCCAAACCTTCCCACCGCCTACCTCAACGCGGGAACCTGCATAGATGATTTCTGTTGCCGCTTTTGCTACCCACCGTTCTGGCATGGAAAACATGCAAATCCGAACGGCTGTAAGTATGTCAATTCCTAACCCAAATACATGTGAAACACAATCACCAATTGTCTGGTAGTGAGGAACGAGCGGGCCACCAGTAACCTGCTCGTACAATTTCCACAGGAAGACTTTCTTACCTTTGCCCGTTCCTTTGATATGTCCATCCTGTTGGCAAAGGAATGGATAGCGATGCTTTGCTACGAACTTCTTACGGGCTTCAAAATCATCAACCCACCCTGTGAATAGTGGACGTTCTGTAGCCGTATACAAGTCGCTTGGCGCACCGAGCGCAAATTTAGGTGTGATTAGATTCATCCCTGTGTACAGACCGCCCGCCGATCCCAGGATCAACTTCAAAGCATCGCGCCTATTCATCACATCCTCCTCAATTATTTCAAAATTGCTGTGGCCTCCATGAACAAAGCTGCATACCCGCGAAGACCTTCAGCAATTTCTCGCCATGTCTCCGCGTGTTGTTCAGCAGTTGTTAGCATACCCATTTCAGCCCGGGTCTTCAACTCAGCCTGAAGGTTTTGTAGAACAGGCATCCAAGCCTGCATAGATACACCAAGGGCTTGTCGGTTGGCTTCGCTTGTAGCTGTAATGATCTCTTGTGGTGTTGTATTTACACCTGCTGAAATCGTAGCCGCAACACTTTCAAAGCTGGCCGCCAGCCGCATCGTTTCGTCCTTGGGACGTTTTGCTTGAGAGCACCAGTAAGGCATCCATTCAATAAGTGAGGCCCCTTCAGCAGGTTGGGGCACAACAGGATGCTCGTCATCAGGATCATTTGGGTCAGGCTGTGGATCAAGCCCGATAATTGTTACAACGTGAGTTGTCACGTCAACAGTGCCCTTGTAAGCACAGGCAACGATGAACATATATTCACCTGGCTTTCGAGCACTAAAGACCGCTCGCTTACCATTATCATAAACCTCAAAGTCAACAGACTCCGGCACGAGCAGCCACTTAAAAGATTCAGCATTGCTTTCCGATACATCAAATCGAATAAGCTCACCAACTTCGCCTAATTCTTGGGCATTAACCACAACTTGAGCGACATCTACCGCTAGATCAACTTCTTCGCCATCCCTGAGTACTGTCAACAAATCATAAATGTCCGTTGGCACAGTCTCCTCGATTGCGGGTGCCACGACCACATTGGACTGGCTGCGTAGCGTTCTACCACACATTAAACCCATCACGGCTAAAACCGCAATCAAGAAGAGCGAAAGTGTCGTGTTCTTCTTGAAGCTTGGCATAGTAAACCCTCAGAGGTTAATCTTTACCGATTGATCGTATCCATGCCATCGAAGTTGAACACCCACCCAACAATCTTCACAAAGATCGGTACAGGTAAAGAGTATTGGCTTCCCACACTGGCATGTACCTAGTTTTCGTTCCTTCCGTTTTCTGGTGTCAGTCTTCTTCCTTTGGACCATCTTCCTGCGCTTTCTCCATCGTTGTCTCATGGGCTGGTCCCCAGGACCGCCCCGAGGGGCAGGACTCGGAGCGGCCCGCTTGCAGATTGACTTACCAATTGAAAATCTCAGCCAGCATCGCGATGAACTCCAAAATAATTTCCAGAATTGCCATCAGCGAATCGGGATCAAAGTCCCCAACTTCCTCAGCCGCCATCACAAATGCCATCTGAGCGTCGGCATCTTCGGACTTCAGCTTCCGAAGAAATATGCCACTCCGAACGCCAAGCAACTTTGATGCTTCACGTGTGATTTGAAGTGCTTGCCGCCTCTGTTCCAGTCGTTCTCGTAGACCCATCATTCGCTCCTTTATCGCTTAGCGATTTTAGTGAGAGTCCGTGCCAAGGCACAACGTCTTTTTGCCAGCGGACTCAGTTTCTCAGCAGGCTGATCGCAGTAGGCTTGCCAGCTTGCAAAGCCTGCCCGCTTAGCCATTTCAGTAAGTGCGCCTTCCTTGATGTTAGCTTTTTGAATCCATTTCTTTGGTCGTTTTTTCTTTGCCATGATTATTATTATTCCTTTGTTAAAAAGCTGAACGGAGAATCTTTCCATTGGGATTAGTCCCGGCAAGAGCAATTCCATTGCTGAGATAAGCTAGACTATAGATATATGCTTCACCAAATTGTTGCCCAAAATCAGACCAAGTAGCTCCATAATCGGTAGAGCGGAGAATCTTTCCATGAAAACCAGTTCCGGCAAGAACAATTC